GTATCTGCATTCGATCGGATCAATGTCCGGCGTCTGTTCTTGGTACTCGAGAGAGCAATCAGTAGAGCCGCTGAACAAGTTCTGTTTGAGTTCAACGACGAGTTCACTCGCGCTGAGTTCGTAAACATTGTAGAACCTGTTCTTCGTGAAGTTCAAGGTAGACGTGGTATTACAGACTTCCGCGTTGTCTGTGATGAGACTAACAACACTCCTGCTGTCATTGACCGCAATGAGTTCATTGCTAGCATCTTTATCAAGCCAGCTCGGTCCATCAACTACGTCACGCTGAACTTCGTGGCCGTCAGAACTGGCGTTGACTTCGAAGAAGTCGTCGGCACAGTTTAACTTAGCGTCATAGGAGAAATAAAATGGCAGTATTAGGCGTTGACGATTTCAAGTCAAAACTCAGAGGTGGTGGCGCTAGACCTAACTTATTCAAGGCTACGATTAACTACCCAGGTTATGCCGGTGGTGACGCTGAACTGACTTCGTTCTTGTGCGAAGCGGCTCAGTTGCCCGGTTCAACCTTCGGCATCATCAACGTTCCTTTCCGTGGACGTATTTTGAAGATGGCTGGTGACCGTACTTTCCCAGAGTGGACAGTCACGATCATCAACGATACCGACTTCAATGTGCGTAACGCGATGGAGCGTTGGATGAATGGTATTAATAACCACTCGGCCAACACAGGTCTGGCAAGTCCTATTGCATATGAATCAGACCTGTTTGTTGACCAACTCGATCGTGATGGTTCGACAATCAAGAGATACACCTTTAGAGGTGCTTTCCCTCAAGATCTGAGCGCTATCGATCTGAGCTATGCAACAACTGACGAGATCGAAAGATTCCAGGTCACGTTTGCATATCAGTACTTCGAGGCTCAAGAGCCTCAAACTACTACTTAATATATAAAGAGGAGGGGTGGAAAAATTCCACCCCGATTCTAACAGGACACTATAATGGCGGATAGATCGATTAAATTATTCGGCTGGGAAATCAAGAAGGCTCCGGAAGAAGATCCGAAGAAAAAACCTTCTATTGTGCCTGCACGAGATGATGACGGTGCAGGTTATGTAACAGCTGGTGGCGCGTATTTCGGCCAATATTTGAATATGGATGGGTCCGACTCAAAGGACAACCATAATATCATTATGCAGTATCGCGGTGTCGCGACTCACCCTGAAGTCGACATGGCGATCGAAGACATTGTAAACGAATCAATCTCTGCTTCAGAGTTACAGCAGAACGTCGACATCAACTTAGATAACGTTGAGGTGTCAGACGCAATCAAGAAGCAAATCAAAGAAGAGTTTGACAACGTATATGCCATGCTTGACTTTGGCGAGTATGGACATGATATTTTTAAGAGATGGTATATCGACGGTAGGTTGTATCACCATCTTGTAGTTAACGAATCACAATTAAAAGCAGGCATTCAAGAGATTCGTCCTATTGATGCATCTAAGATTCGTAAAGTTAAACAGGTTAAGAAGAAAAAAGATCCAGTCACCGGCGTTGACTTGATCGAAAATGTAGAAGAATTTTACATCTATCAAGACAAACCTGGTTCACAGGTCGGCGGTGTTAAACTGACGTCTGACTCGGTTAGCTACGTAACTTCTGGTTTGCTTGATGAGTCACGCAAGAAGATCATCTCTTACTTGCACAAGGCACTGAAGCCTATCAATCAATTACGGATGATGGAAGACTCGTTAGTCATCTATCGTCTTGCACGTGCACCTGAGCGTCGTATCTTCTATATTGACGTCGGCAACTTACCGCGCGGTAAGGCTGAGCAATACATGAAAGACATCATGACTAAGTATCGTAACAAACTTGTTTACGATGCACAAACTGGTGAGATCCGCGATGACCGTAAGCACATGTCAATGCTAGAAGATTTCTGGCTACCACGTAGAGAAGGCGGCCGTGGTACAGAGATTACTACATTGCCTGGTGGCGAGAACTTAGGTCAGATCGACGACATCATCTATTTCCAGAAGAAGCTATACCGTTCACTGAACGTGCCTATTAATCGTCTTGAGCAAGAGGCACAGTTCTCACTCGGTCGTTCGACTGAAGTTAGCCGTGACGAGTTAAAGTTTCAGAAGTTTATTGATCGACTACGTCGACGTTTTGCGCATCTATTCTATGGCATTCTGAAGAAGCAGTTGATCCTCAAAGGTATTATCACAGAAGAAGACTGGAACGAGTGGAAAAACGACATCGCTATCGATTTTGTTCGTGACAATCACTTTACTGAGTTACGTGACGCTGAGTTATTACGTGAACGTGTTCAGATGCTTGATCAGATGCAGAACTATGTTGGTGAGTTTTTCTCTAAAGAATTTATCTTTAAGAATGTTCTTATGTTTACAGAAGATGAAGTTGAAGACATCAAGAAGCAGATTGAGGATGAGAAGAGGTCTGGTGAGATTGCTGATGGTGAGGAAGAACAAGCACAAGGCGCAGCTCCTGCTCAAGCTCCTCAACCAGCAGAACAACCGGCCGATGAACAAGCAGGAGGATTCCCGACTGCACAAACAGAAAGCTTTAGGAGAGTTAAATGAATGATAATGTCAAAGACCTTGTCCAATACGCATTGGATCAAGATTATAATAAAGCAAGTGAAGTCTTTGGAAACGCTATGTCTGTGAAAATTCAAGATGTACTTGACCAAGAAAAAGTTAAACTTGCAAATCAAATCTATAACGGAGTAGAAGCCGAAGAAGAAGATGACGAGGCTGATATTGCAGATCTTGCTGATATGAGCGACGAGGAACTTGACGCTGCATTTGATGAAGCAGGAGAAGAACTAGGAGACGATGATGAGTCTGAGGAAGATGAAGCCTCAGATGATGACGAAGAACAGTAAAAGCTGAAATATTACTTTTTATAAATAATTAGCAGAAATGTCAAGATATGAAAAGTTTTCGTGACGTTCGAAACAAAAAAGAGAAACCTGTTTACTCTAAAAAAATTGATGGGTTTCAGGTTGAAGTTCGTAAAAATTCTGGTAGATTTGAAGCGTATGTCGATGGCGACATGCTCGATGACTTCAAATCACAGAATGATGCAGTGAAAGCTGCTACGGAATTCATTAAACAGTACAGGGATTAAGATGAAACTCATTGCTGAATTTACTGACCAACACCTTGAAGTGTTGACTGAAGCCAAAGACGGTGGTGGTAAGAAGTATTCTATTGAAGGAATATTTGCTCAGTCTGAAGCACAGAACCGCAATGGTAGAGTCTATCCCCGTGGAATTATGGAATCTGCCGTCAACAAGTATGTTGTTGAGCAGGTTGCAAAAGGTAGAGCTGTCGGAGAGCTGAACCATCCGGAAGGCCCGACAATCAACCTTGATAAAGTTTCTCACAAAATCGAGTCCTTGCAGTTTCAAGGAAACGATGTTGTAGGAAAGGCCACTATACTGGATACTCCCATGGGTCAGATCGTTCAAGGTCTGCTCGAAGGCGGTGTTCAACTAGGGGTTTCAACTCGTGGTATGGGTAGTCTTATGCGTCAAGGTAACGTGAATATCGTCAAGGACGATTTTCTTCTTAACGCGATCGACATCGTGCAAGATCCATCAGCACCTGGAGCTTTCGTAAATGGAATTATGGAAGGTGTAGAGTGGGTCTGGAATAACGGTATCATTGAAGCTAAGACGATTGAAAAGATGGAGACTGAAATTAAGAAAGCACCTCGTGCCGATCTCTATGAGACGCAGGTTCGTGAATTCAAGAATTTCCTCTCGTTGCTCAAATCTAGAAAATAAGGAGTCTGATATGTCTGAGGACCAAAACCTGGATCAAGACCAACTCCATGACGACAACGAAGTTATGGAAGTACACGATCCTAAAAACGCCGAAGCTCAATCAGTCGCAAGTGTAGCCGCCGCTAGTGACAAAGGTCCTTCTGCAAAGAAGTTGCCTAAGTCCAGCGCTAAGCAAGATCCGATGCCTAAACTTCCTGGTACAAAAGCTGGTATGATTAATGCCGCTTATACCAAGATGTCTGGCATGAAAAAGGAAGATCTGGCCGTATTACTCGGCAAGATCATGGCTGAAGAGACAGAAGCCGAAGAGGAAGCCATTGCTGAAAAAGCTGATTTCCAATACGAAGCTGATTTCTCTGCCGACCTGAAAGCTCTTGTCGAAGGCGAAGCTACATTGTCTGAAGAGTTCAAAGAAAAGGCCGAAGTGATCTTCGAAGCTGCTATCAAATCGAAGCTGGCTGAAGAGATCGATCGCCTCGAAGAGAAATACAACGAAGAACTGGCTGAAGAGGTTTCGACCGCTAAAGCTGACCTCGTTGAAAAAGTCGACAGCTACCTCAACTACGTTGTTGAAAAGTGGATGGAAGACAACAAAGTCGCTATCCAATCTGGTTTGCGTACCGAGATCGCCGAGAAGTTCATGAACAGCTTGAAAGACCTGTTCACTGAGTCTTACATCGAAGTACCTGAAGCCAAGGTTGACCTGGTTGACGAACTCGCCGAAACTGTTGATGACCTTGAGCAGAAGCTCAACGCCACAACTGCTGACGCAATCAAGATGGCCGAAGAACTCGAGACGTTCAAGCGTGATGCTGTCATCCGCGAAGCCGCTCGTGACCTCGCCGAAACTCAAGTCGAGAAACTGAAGTCTTTGGTTGAAGACATCGATTTTGAAGATCAAGAAACTTTCGCTAAGAAAGTTGCTACGGTCAAAGAGTCATACTTCACAAAGAAGGCTAGTTCTGAGTCTGCTCAAGAGATCCAAGAGGATGAAGACGGTGATACCACTGTTGCTCCTACCGGCTCAATGGCTCAATACCTCTCGGCCCTCAAGAAAACCTCTGCCAAATAAGGGAGAATCCAAATGCAATCGTACGATAAACTCGTAGAAAAGTGGGCCCCGGTTCTGAACGAAGAGTCAGCCGGTGTCATCAAGGACGCACACCGTAAAGCTGTTACGGCTCAAATCCTTGAAAACCAAGAGCGTGCCTTCGCTGAGCAACGTGCTCAGTTCGGTATGTTGAGCGAGACCCCCACAAACAGCAACGCTGCTGTTACAACTGCTGCTGGTTCGGCCGGTGCTAACTGGGACCCGATCTTGATCGCCCTGGTTCGTCGCGCTATGCCTAACCTGATGGCCTATGACCTTGCTGGTGTTCAGCCTATGACTGGCCCCACCGGTTTGATCTTCGCCATGAAGAGCCGTTACAAGAGCACAAGAGCCGGTGTTACTTCTGGCGATGAAGCTCTGTTTAACGAAGCTGCTGTCGGCTTCTCTGGTGACTCGAACGCTACTGCTAACGGCGGTACATCGGGCCTCGAGAGCGTTACCGACACTGACACTGACAGCTCAATCGTTGATTCGGGTGATTCTTATGTTCCCACAACCGGCGATGCTTACACAACGGCTGAGGCTGAAAACCTCGGTACCGCTTCGGAAGCTTTTGCTGAGATGGGCTTCACCATCGAGAAAGCCACTGTGACTGCTAAGTCGCGTGCGCTGAAAGCTGAATACAGCTTGGAACTGGCTCAAGACCTGAAAGCAATTCATGGTCTGGACGCCGAGACCGAGTTGGCCAATATCCTGTCGACCGAAATCCTGGCTGAGATCAACCGCGAAGTCATTCGTACGATCAACTCGCAAGCCAAGATCGGTGCTCGTCAAGATGGCCTGCAGATCAAGGGTATCTTTAACCTCTCGACCGACGCCGATGGCCGTTGGAGTGTTGAGAAGTTCAAGGGCTTGATTCTCCAGTTGGAGCGTGAGGCTAACGTTATTGCTAAAGAAACCCGTCGCGGTAAGGGCAACATGATGGTTTGCTCGTCTGACGTCGCTTCGGCTTTGGCCGCTTCTGGTATGCTCGACTATGCTCCGGCTATGGCGACAAACCTGCAAGTTGACGACACAGGTAACACCTTTGCTGGTGTCTTGAACGGTCGTATGCGTGTTTATATCGATCCGTATGCTACCGCTGACTATGTCACGGTTGGCTACAAGGGTACAAACCCCTACGACGCTGGCTTGTTCTACTGCCCGTACGTTCCTCTGACGATGGTTCGTGCTGTTGGTGAGGACACCTTTCAGCCGAAAATTGGCTTCAAGACCCGTTATGGTATGGCTTCGAACCCCTTCGTTGGTTCTTCGCCCGCCGACGGCTTGGCCGCTGTACGTACTAACCAGTACTATCGTATCTTCCGCGTGGACAACATCCTCGCCTAAGAGACGGAAAAAAGAGCCGGGACCACTCGGCCTTTCAAAGGGAGCTTCGGCTCCCTTTTTTTATGGTATAATGTGTATAAATAGATCTATATGGCACTCACTACAAACTTCAACTATCTACAGCCGACTTCTTTCAAGCTCGTACTTGATAGGAAGAACTATCCCAACCTTGAGTTTTTCTGCCAAACAGTGACTCATCCTGGGATGATCATGAATGCCACCGAGTTACCTTACAAGAAAATCACGGGCATCCCATTTCCTGGTGACAAGCTAACGTTCAACGAACTATCTGCGAACATCATCCTCGACGAAGACATGAACGCCTACGCCGAGATGTATAACTGGATACGCAGACTGTTGGATACAAACTTAAGATCACCATTGAATAGAACGGCAACGACGCCACCTCACTATGCAGATATTACTCTGCATATGTTGAGTAGTGCAAATGAAACCACAAAACAGATTCGATATAGAGATTGTGTACCTACATCTTTAGGTGACATTCAACTTGAGTCGACTGATACTGGTGGTACGTTTATTACATTTAACGCGTCGTTCAGATTTTCGTATTTTGAACTGCTAAATATAAACAAGACAACAGGCGCAATCACTGAATCGTTTACTGTGACAACTACTTTATAATGGAGTTATATTATGATGGATCTTCAGTCCATTCTGAATGAATGGGAGCAAGACTGTGTGATCGACGACATGAAGCTTGACGAGACATCTCGTGAGTCTCCAAAGCTGCATGCAAAATATCTTTCCCTTCTCTCTAACTACAAGCTGATGCTCAA